TGCGTTCAGTACATTCATAATTTTAATCCTGAGAAATCCCAGAATCCTTTTGCTTACTTTACGCAGATCATTCATTATGCGTTTCTCCGCAGGATTCAAAGAGAAAAGAAGCAACTAGAAATCAAAAACAAGATTATTGAAAAGTCAGGGTATAGTGAAGTCTTCGATGACAACAATACTCTTGACGGATCGAACTACAGCGACTACAATAGTATCAAAGATGCTGTTCACTCTAAACTTCGCTATAATTGATGAAAGTAGCAATTATCACGGATCAGCACTTTGGTGCTCGTAAGAACTCCAAACTGTTTCACGATTACTTTCTAAAATTTTACAATGATATCTTTTTTCCTTATTTGGAAGAGAGTGGTATCACAACGATTGTAGATATGGGAGATACTTTTGATAGTCGCAAGGGAATTGATTTTTCTGCACTATCTTGGGCAAAGAATAACTACTATGATCGTCTACAAAGTTTAGGTATTACTGTTCATACTATTGTTGGAAATCACACTGCTTACTATAAGAACACTAATGAAGTAAATGCTGTTGATTTGCTCCTTCGTGAGTATGATAATGTTATCACCTATTCTGAAGCGGAAGAAGTTAAACTAGATAATCTGAACGTTCTTTTTATTCCATGGATCAATAAGGACAATGAAGAAAAAACTGTTAAACTTATTCAAAGTTCAGATTGCGACTGCGCGATGGGGCACCTTGAACTCACAGGATTTAGAGCTCATCGAGGCTGCATCATGGATCATGGTATGTCGAGCAAATTATTTGAGAAGTTCTCCCATGTCTTCAGCGGTCACTACCACACTCGATCGGATGATGGACGGATCTTCTACCTGGGAAATCCGTATGAGATGTTCTGGAACGATGTCGGTGATCGGAGAGGATTCACGATCTTTGATACAGAAACTCTGGGACATCATCACATAGACAATCCTTACAGGATGTTCTATAACATCTATTATGAGGACACCCCTCATCAAATGTTTGATGTGAGTGACTACTCCGATAAGATTGTAAAAGTAATTGTTCGTAAGAAATCTGATTCTAAAGAGTTTGAAAAGTTTATTGATAAACTCTATGCAGCAAATGTTGCAGACTTGAAAGTTGTAGAAAACTTTGAAGTTATTGATGATGAAGGATTTGAAGCATTCGAGTCTGAAGATACTCTTTCAATCTTGAATAGATATATCCAAGAAGCAGAAATTGATCTGGACAAAGCACTCGTTCAAAAATTGATCAATGAAGTTTATCAAGAGGCATGTGAATTAGTGTAGGACAGGATGTACATCTTAACAGTGAACGGAAAAGAAAAAGAAGGTGCTTATTCAGTCGAAGATGAGACTGGTGAGCAGATCTTGTATATCTTTGAAGAAGAAGACGATGCGGTAAGATATGCTATGATGTTAGAGGATGATGGATCTCCAGAGATGCACATCATTGAAGTTGACGATGAGATGATGATCAGAACATGTGATACTCACGATTATCCATATGTTGTGATAACGAAAAACGACGTTGTGATTCCACCTAATACCAAACATGATTACATTTGAAAAGATTCGTTGGAAGAACTTTCTCTCTACTGGGAATCATTTTACTGAACTTGCATTAAATACAAATTCTACAACTTTGATTGTAGGAACTAATGGAGCAGGTAAAAGCACTGTGTTGGATGCATTGTGCTTTGCTTTGTATGGAAAACCATTTCGTAAAATTAATAAACCTCAACTCGTCAACTCTACAAACGAGAAGGATTGTAATGTAGAAGTTGAGTTTTCTATTGGATCTGTAAATTGGAAAGTCGTTCGTGGGATCAAACCAAACGTATTTGAGATTTGGAGAAACGGAGAAGTTCTTGATCAAAAGGCAGCGGCTGTTGAACAGCAGAAGTGGTTGGAACAAAATGTTCTGAAGATGAACTACAAGTCTTTTACTCAGATTGTAATTCTGGGTAGTAGTACCTTTGTCCCTTTCATGCAACTCTCTGCACAGAATCGTAGGGATGTGATTGAAGATCTATTGGACATTCGTATTTTCTCTACGATGAACAATGTGCTCAAGGACAGGATTCGTAGTCTGAAAGATGAAGTAAAGGTTCTCGATCTCAAGAAAGAATCTCTCAATGAGAAAGTCGATATGCAGAAGAACTTTATCGATGAGTTGGAAAATCGTAGCAAGAAGAATATTAAAGATAAGGAGTTAAAAATTGGTAAACTCCTTTGTGAAGAGAATACTTATATGGGATCTAATGAAGAGTTAGAAAGAAAACTCAAAGATCTTAATGAAAACCTTGATAAGTACACTGGTGCAAAAGAAAAACTTCGCACTCTTGGTAATTTGAAAGGTAAGATTTCTAATAAAGTATCAACAATTACGAAGGAACATAAATTTTTCACACAAAATACGGTTTGTCCTACCTGTAATCAGGACATTGAAGAGTCCTTCAGAATAAATAGAATTAACGACGCTCAAGATAAGGCAAAGGAGTTGCAATCTGGTTTTCAAGAACTGGAAGAGGCAATTAATAGGGAAGAAGAGCGAGAGCGTCAATTTACAATTCTATCAAAGGAGATTACTTCTCTCACGCATGGCATTTCTAAAAACAATACTCAGATCTCTGGATGTCAACGACAAATCAGAGATTTGGAATCGGAAATTCAAAGAATTACCGAGCAACTTGCAAACAGAAATATTGAGAATGAGAAGTTAGAGTCACTCAACGAAAACTTAAAAACTACATACGATAATCTCGCTCAACGTAAGGACACGATTAACTATCACGATTTCTCGTATAGTTTGCTAAAAGACGGTGGCGTTAAATCCAAAATCATTAAGAAGTATCTACCGCTGATAAATCAGCAAGTTAACCGTTATCTTCAGATGATGGATTTCTATATCAACTTCACACTTGATGAGGAATTTAACGAAACCGTCCAGTCCCCAATTCACGAAGATTTTTCTTATGCTTCTTTCAGCGAGGGGGAGAAGATGAGAATCGATCTGGCACTCTTGTTTACCTGGAGAGAGGTAGCAAGGATCAAAAACTCTGTCAATACAAATCTGTTGATTATGGATGAAGTGTTTGATTCATCTCTTGATGGGTTTGGTACAGAAGAATTCCTCAAGATCATTCGTTTTGTGATTCAAGACGCAAATGTGTTTGTGATCTCTCACAAGCAAGGAATGGAAGATAGATTTGATAATAGTATTAGGTTTGAAAAGATTAAAGGATTTAGTACTTTGTTTCAATAGATGAAGTGAATTGTAAATTTAACAAAAACTTCATTAAGTTAGCATACGATGACTAAATATCTACAGAATTGGAGATAGCAAGATGCTCTGAGTCTTCTTCGTTATTTTTTCATTGTAATTGGAGACAATTTTATGCATAACATTCTATCACACAATCAATTAGCAGACTGGAAGCAGAGCGTTGAAAGATTAACGCATACCCTAGATCGTACAATGGAGGAATCTGACGCATTAAACGACTATTACGACTGTCTAATTGAGTGCGATGAGAATCAGCAAACTTGTAAAAAAATCTGTAAAAGCATCCTACTTGACGTAGTATAAAACCAAAACCCTAAGGACACTCGCAGAACTGCCACTAAGCACCCTCGCCTTTGGGCGGGGGTTTAGTATTATAGGGACATCCGAAACAAACATATGTCTGTCTCTCACGAAATCAAATCTCAACTTGCTAAACTACTTGCTACTGAGGATCTGATTGTAGAGCATCGTAAGATCGAGACAGCACAGTTCAATGTTCATACCCGTGTTTTGACTCTGCCAATCTGGGACAAGGCAAGCAGCACTGTGTATGACATGCTGGTTGGACATGAAGTGGGACATGCACTCTTTACACCTGATGAGAATTGGGTAGAGAAGGTTAAAGTACCTCATCAGTTTGTAAATGTGGTTGAAGATGCACGCATTGAAAGGTTGATGAAGCGTAAGTACGCTGGTATTTCAAAAACGTTTTTCAGAGGTTACAAAGAACTTCATGACGAGGACTTTTTCTCTATATCTGACGAGTCTATTGCTGATCTTAATCTTGCTGATCGTGCAAATCTATACTTTAAGATTGGTAATTTTGTAGACATTCCCTTCGATACATTTGAAGAAACTTTGATCGTTCAAAAGATTTCCAATACAGAAACCTTTGATGATGTTCTTCGGGTTGCTGAAGAATTGTACCTGTACTGTAAGAAGCAGAAAGAAGAAGAGAAGGTAGAAGAAATCGAAATGCCGAAGCAGTCTGGATCTGGTGAAGAAGAACAACCAGAACCTCAGAATGATTTTGCTTCTGAAGAGAGTGATATTGATAGCACTGATGGTGAGACATCAATGATTAGTGAACCTGAGGAGAGTGATGAACCTGAAGTTCAGACTGCAGATTCTCTGGCAGAAAAATTGCAGGATCTTGTTTCCGAGTTCTCTAGTGACAGTGTTTATGTTGAAATTCCTCAACTAGATTTGAACACCGTCATTGCAAAAAATGTAGAAGTTCACAAAGTGATTGATGAGCACTTTGATTATGGATCTACTTACGAAGGTAACTTTGATTTTAAGGAGGTTGATACTGCTTTTCGTCAGTTCAAAAAGTCTGCTCAGAAAGAAGTTAATTTTCTTGTGAAAGAGTTTGAGTGTCGTAAGGCAGCAGATTCTTACGCTCGCTCTAACACCGCTCGTACAGGCGTTTTGGACTGCTCTAAACTGCATACCTACAAGTACAATGAGGATTTGTTCAAGAAAGTAACCACTCTTGCTGATGGTAAGAATCATGGATTGGTGTTCGTTCTTGATTGGAGTGGATCAATGAATCAAGTAATGTTGGATACTATCAAGCAACTCTATAATTTGATTTGGTTCTGTAAGAAGGTTTCTATTCCTTTTGAAGTTTATGCATTCACCAATGAGTGGTGTCGTGGATATTGGGATCTTAAGACTGAAGTGCAGGTTCCTCCATCAGTGCAACCTCACTATAAGAAAAAAGCAGGACTGTTTGTTGTCTCTGATGACTTCTCCATGATGAACATGCTTACTAGTAAAACTTCTTCCAAGGAATTGGAGCGGCAGATGATTAATATCTGGCGTGTCGCTAATTATTTTTCTAGTCAGTATCGATGCTCATATCATATTCCTGACAAAATTTCATTGTCTGGCACTCCATTGAATGAAGCACTTTGCGCTCTGCATTCGATTCTCCCTCACTTTCAGAAAGAATCTAAAGTACAGAAAGTTCAGTGCATTGTCTTGACTGATGGTGAAGCAAATCATCTCCCTCATCATGTCGAAATTAATCGTCGATGGGATACCGAACCTTATGTTGGTGCTCGCCGTATTGATCCTCACAGAACTTTCCTTCGTGATCGTAAACTTGGAACAACTTATGCCATTGGTGATTATTGGCATCACTTTACAGATACAATGCTTCGCAATCTGAAGGATAAGTTCAAAGATATCAACTTCATTGGTATTCGTGTTCTTGTTCCTCGCGATGCCAAAGGGTTCATGAGGTTGTATGATCCTGCGTTGACTCACTTTTCTGAGTGGAAAAAAGAAAGAAGTTTTTGTATTAAAAATTCTGGTTATCATGCCTACTTTGGACTTTCTTCTAGTGCTCTTGCTCAAGATGTTGACTTTGAAGTTGATGAAGGTGCAACTAAATCTAAGATCAAATCAGCATTTGCTAAAAGTTTGAAGACTAAAAAACTAAATAAAAAAGTTCTAGGTGAATTTATTTCTCTGGTAGCATGAGTTCTAAAATGAATTGGAAAGAAATAGCACTACAGATGGAAACTGATCCTCGTGTGCGAAAAGTTCTTCTAGAGGGGCCAAAAAGTCTTGCACAATCATGGATGATGCAGGCGATGAAATTTAAATATGGACGATACGAGAAGTGAACACCAGGGGGGCGAAGTGCCCCCTTTTTCGCATATAATATGGAGGTAAACAACAAAGGTACATGGGACTCTCCAAAGAAAGCATCATCGAATGTCTCCGCGAATCCTACGGCGAGTCGGTGACTTCCGCTGAGATCAAGGCATTCTGCAACATGAATGACTTTAACTATCAAACTATCACTAACAAACTGACTGATTATAAAGTCGGACGTGGTAAGTGGAACCTGGAAGTAACAAAGGAGACAGTAGAAGAACTAGAAGTATCGTATAGTGCTCCCGCAGCAATGCCTGCTGTAGAACAAAACCTTATTCCTCAGAAAGATGATACCTTCGTCAGCTTTGGTAATTTCGCAGATATTAAGAAAATTATTAAGTCCCGCCTATTCTACCCTACGTTCATCACGGGCCTTTCGGGCAATGGTAAAACGTTCGGTGTTGAACAAGCGTGTGCCCAACTCGGACGAGAAATCATCCGCGTAAACATTACTATCGAAACAGATGAAGATGATCTTATTGGCGGTTTCCGTCTTGTTAATGGCGAAACCGTCTGGCACAATGGCCCAGTCATTGAAGCCCTACAGCGAGGATCTGTATTGCTACTTGATGAAATCGACTTGGCCTCCAATAAAATTCTCTGTCTCCAATCTATCCTTGAAGGAAATGGAGTCTTTCTCAAAAAAATTGGAAAATTCATTAACCCAGCCGAAGGTTTCAACGTCATTGCAACAGCAAACACTAAGGGTAAAGGTAGCGACGACGGACGATTCATTGGAACTAATGTGCTCAACGAAGCCTTCCTTGAACGCTTCCCTGTAACCTTTGAGCAAGAGTATCCTTCAGTTGCAATCGAAACTAAGATCCTAGAAGGTGTAGCGCGAGATCTCAATGTGGTTGCTCCTGACTTCTGTAAGCGTCTGTGTGATTGGGCGGACATCATCCGTAAGACTTTCTATGATGGTGGTATTGAAGAACTTATCAGTACCCGCCGCCTGGTTCACATCATTCGCGCTTACAGTATCTTTGCTAACAAGGAAAAAGCGATTCAAGTTTGTGTAAATCGCTTTGATGATGAAACTAAGCAGGCATTCCTTGAACTGTATGACAAGGTTGATGCTGACTTTGACTTGACAATTGACGAACCCACTATTTCTTGATATAATTATGGCTAATTCCTGGAGTTTTTTGCACGACGCTATGTCTGAACAAAATGATAGCATCACCATTCTTGGTGGTAATGTGACTGAAGCAACACCCGCTGATTATTTGGACTTCTGGGGTTCTTCTCCAGAGGCATTCGGATCCTGGGGTTATAATCCTTCTCCTGATACAATCTCTTTTTCAACTTCTTATACTGGATCTCGGGTTCATGGTGGTAGTTATGTGAGTAATGACACTCTGGCACCAACTAAAAAGTATAAGTACGATGAGGACGTTATCCTCAAAGAACTGACTGATTATATTTCTGGGACATACAATCAGCATTACTCTGCTGGCGATGATAAGATTCAAACTCTAGATCTGATCGAAGCGTGTGGTGATGGTGAATCTTTCTGTCGCAGTAATATCCTCAAGTATGCCTCTCGTTATGATAAGAAAGGCACTGCCCGACGTGACATTTTGAAGATCTTGCATTATGCTGTTCTTCTGATGCATTTCAACGACAAGAATGCACAACGCGAGACTTACCCTCAATGAAATTGAATCCTAATACTATGAAACTGTCTGAATCCACTATTTCTCTTCTTAAGAACTTCTCTGGTATCAACCAGTCCATTCTTTTCAAAGAGGGTAACAAACTTCGTACCATTAGTGTGATGAAGAATATCCTTGCAGAGGCAGTTGTCGATGAAGAATTTTCTAAGGACTTTGGCATCTATGATCTGAACCAGTTCCTTGCTGGTTTGACTCTTCACAGGAATCCTGAGTTGGATTTCAAGAATGATGGTTATGTTGTCATTCGTGAAGGTAAGATGCGTTCTAAGTATTTCTTTGCCGATCCTAATGTAATCGTTACTCCTCCTGAAAAAGAAATTAATCTTCCTAGTGAAGATGTTTGCTTTGAGGTTAGCACTGAGCAACTGGACAAACTGTTGAAAGCAGCAGGTGTTTATCAACTACCTGATTTGTCTGCTGTTGGTGAAGGTGGTGTTGTAAAATTGGTTGTTCGTGACAAGAAGAACGACACATCCAATGACTTTGCTATTGTTGTTGGAGAGACTGATTCTAATTTCTCTTTCAACTTTAAAGTAGAGAATATCAAAGTTCTTCCTGGAACTTATGATGTGGTTGTATCTCAGAAACTCCTTTCTCGATTTACTAACAAGAACCATGATCTCACATACTACATCGCACTCGAACCCGACTCCACCTTCGGGTAAGAAGGATTATCCCTATCCACTGTATGCTCCATGGACTGCAGTGGAAGCAGGGAAAAAACAATTTCGTGAATGGTTGAAAAAACAACAGTGAAACACATCCTTTTTACCCTTAAGGGTTGTCCGTTTGAACTCCTTGATGACAGAGAGTTCATTCGGATGCTTTTGTATAGAGCAACAAAAGAATGCAAAGCGACTCTACTTAATCTAGCAGTGCATAAGTTTGATCCTCAAGGGGTTACTAGTATTGCTATGCTTGCAGAGAGTCATATTTCCATTCATACTTGGCCTGAGAAAGGCATGGCAGTTTGTGATGTCTTTACCTGTGGTGATACCGCAGAACCTCAACTTGCTGTAGAATATATGAGAGAGCAATTGAAGGCAACTGATATTGTCTCTAATGAATTTGTTCGTCCTTTGGAATGATTATGCGTAATGAATTTTTGTGGGTAGAAAAATATCGCCCCAAAACTATTGAAGATTGTATTTTACCAACAAATATTAAGAAGACTTTTCAAGACTTCCTAGATAAAGGGGAAGTTCCTAATCTTCTGCTTGCTGGGCCTGCAGGGTGTGGAAAGACTACTGTAGCAAAAGCACTATGTAACGAACTGGGGGTAGATTTTTATGTCATCAATGGATCCGATGAAGGACGATTCCTTGATACCGTCAGAAATACTGCGAAGAATTTCGCTTCGACCGTCTCGCTTTCGTCAACTGCAAAACACAAAGTCATCATCATTGATGAGGCAGATAACACAACCAATGATGTACAACTCCTCCTACGGGCGTTTACTGAGGAGTTTAGTGGCAACTGCAGATTCATCTTCACCTGCAACTTCAAAAACAAAATCATCGAGCCCCTCCACTCCAGATGCGCCTGTATTGATTTTTCAACCAATTCCAAAAGCAAACCCCAACTTGCCGCCCAGTTCTTCAAGCGACTCCAAGAAATCTTGGATACAGAGGGTATTGAACATGATAACAAAGTCCTGGTAGAACTGATCAATAAACACTTTCCTGATTGGAGACGTGTTCTTAATGAGTGTCAACGTTATTCTTCAAGTGGTAAAATTGACACAGGTATTCTTGCAACCTTTAGTGATGTAAAAGTAAATGATCTCATTAAAAAACTTAAAGAGAAGGATTTTCCCGAAGTCCGTAAGTGGATCGTTAATAATCTGGACAATGATTATAATTTACTTCTCCGTCGCATTTATGACGCTTGTTACGAATCCTTGGTTCCTAATTCTATTCCTTCTGCTGTCCTTGTTCTCGCTAAGTATCAGTATCAAGGAGCATTCGTAGCAGATCAGGAAATTAATATGCTTGCATGTCTAACTGAAATTATGGTGGAGTGTGAGTTCAAATGAAAATTCCATGAAGATCGAAGTGTCAAATGGGGAGATTGTAGATAAGTTTACCATCCTGGAGATCAAACTTCGTAACTCTGATAGCGATCAAAAGTCGAAGCAAATCTCTAAAGAGATGATGTATCTTTCTCCAATCGTTGAGGAACTCAATGTTCCTTCAGAGTTGATTGATGGACTTCGAGATGTCAATCAAACACTATGGAACGTTGAAGATGAATTGAGAGTTCACGAAAGTGACAATAATTTTGATGAGGAGTTTGTCAGACTTGCTAGATTGGTGTATCATGTTAATGATATACGATTCTCTTTTAAGTCTGAAATTAATAAGATCACAAATAGTGATTTGACTGAAGAAAAAATTCTGCCACAATACACTGGAATCCAATAATGAAAACACCTAGACAAAAGAAATCCAGAACTTATTACTACTTCTGGGCATTTATGGCACTCACAGTATTCTTTGGACAACTTTATGTTGGATATGGATACCGTCTTATGCATGGAAGTATGTTGGATTTGATGGATAAAGTTGATGGAGTTCTTCTCCATGCAACACCTGATGATGAACCTAATTTTCTCTGATGATATTAACTGAGAGTGACGCAGTTTATGCTGCAAATAAATTTATTGATTATTATACTCAGTTTAATCGTATTGATGATTATCTTCGTTTTGTAAAGAAAGATCGTATTCAGGATAGGCCTGGTTATCTATTTGGTGCGGATACAGAGTTCTTTGATGCTTTTGGTATGCATCCCAATGACATGAACTTTGAGATTCACACTGTAGATACAAATCCAAAGAGCACTTCAAAATATAATCAATGGTTGTATTCTGAAACCCTTAATCTCACAGCATCTAACGCTATTGAAGAGGCGATCCCAGGTAGAACTCTGAAGTGGATCGTAACTGAAACCAACACGAACAAGGTTATTGGTGTTGTTCGATTTGGTTCTCCCACAATCAACAGTAAACCACGCAACAACTATTTCGGTGAAGTTAAGTCTCTTGCTGATATCAACGCTCATTTCGTTATGGGTTTCAATATCGTTCCTACTCAACCTTTCGGATACAATTATCTGGGTGGTAAGTTGCTTGCACTTCTAGCATCATCAAAAGAACTGAAGCAACAGTTCGATGAGAAGTATGGAACAGATCTCAAATACTTTGAGACTACCTCCCTCTATGGAACCACCAAGGGTGTGTCCATGTATGATGGACTGAAACCCTTCTTGAGGCACATAGGAGACACTGAGAGCAAGTTCTTGCCCCTCTTCCATGATGATGAGTTCCGTGACTTCTTCTGGTGGTTTAATGAGCGTAATGGTGGTGAACGTCTGATCTCTGCAGACAAGTCATCTAAGAAAATGAAAATTCAAGTCAAGATGATTTCTATCATCAAAAAATCTTTGAAAGACAAAGATAAACTTGAGGAGTTCAACGCATGTATTGAACATGCACTTTCTCTTACAGAGAAGAAAAGATATTATCTCGGAGACTTTCGTCACACCTGGGAAGAATCAATTACCTGGTGGAAGAAGAAAGCAACTAAGAGGTATGAAAAACTTCAATCACAAGATCGAGTTAGAACTGAACTTGAGGTTTGGGAACCAGGAGCAAATTTGGAGATTATTAGATAATGGAACTTAAAGATTGGTTGAATTCTATTAACTTTACAAAAGAGGACTTAAGTGAAGACATTAGCTCTTACCCTCCATATATTGTTAATCGTTGTTTGTCTGGGCACCTTGATTGTGTCATGTTCGCTAACGAGATGAATAAGCATCATCACTTAGATAAAGACATGCAATATTCTTTTTATCTAAATAGTCTGAGGAAAAGAAAGAGATTCTCTCCCTGGCTCCGAAAGGATAAAGTCACGGATCTAGAATGTATCAAAAAGTATTATGGATACAGTAATGAAAAGGCATCTCAAGCTTTGAAAATCCTGACTAAAGAACAAATCAACTTTATTAAACAACGACTTGATGTTGGAGGAATGAAATGAGTACTACGGTAGAACCTACGGTACAGTGGAGTCAAGATCAAATGGTAGAGGTGCTCCTCAATGAACCTGATGATTTTTTGAAAGTTAGAGAGACTCTCACTCGTATTGGTGTAGCATCACGCAAAGAGAAGAAACTGTATCAATCCTGCCACATCTTGCATAAGCAGGGAAGATATTTTATCGTTCACTTTAAGGAACTGTTTGCCCTGGATGGTAAACATGCCAATCTGACTGTGAATGATGTTCAGAGACGCAATCGCATTGTTCGTTTGTTAGCGGACTGGGGATTGATCTCTGTGGTTGTTGAGGATTCAGTTCTTGACATTGCTCCCTTGAATCAGATCAAGGTGCTTGCATATAAGGACAAGTCTGACTGGGTGCTGGAACAGAAATACAATATTGGCAAGAAAACCAAACAGCAAGAAGGCGAATAAATAATCCGTGCCAGTCGTGCGGCACTCTACAAGTCGGAACACCCTATAGAGAGGTTCGGTTATTACCGTTCCTCTTTTTTTCGTTTCTTGTATAATTAGTAGTGGATGCCGAAAGGATCCACACAATACAAACTCGCTTTTAAAGGAGCTACAATCATGACACTCGCACGTTATACTGCGTCGGATCTTCCTGCGCTGTTGGATAAGATTTCTAAAAATTCTATTGGTATGCATGACTACCTAAATAGAGTGTTCGATCTCCACGAAACTACATCGAACTACCCCCCATACAATCTCGTACAAGTTAGTAACACAGAATCTTTAATTGAGATTGCATTGGCAGGTTTTAAGAAAAAAGAAGTCAATGTTTACACACAAGACGGCAAACTCTTTATTGAGGGCCAAAAGGAGGATAAGGAAACGGAAACTAACTACCTGCACAAGGGTTTGGCTCAACGGAGTTTTACTAGAGCGTGGACGCTCAGTGACGACACGGAAGTTAGATCAGTTACTTTTGAAGATGGGCTTCTAACTGTTGCCCTTGGTAGGATTGTGCCAACTCATCATCAACGTAAAGATTGGTTCTAAATATAATTGAATATCGTCGCCGTCGAGGGGCAACTGGCAAAATCCAGTTGACACCCCTCTTTTTTCTTGCTAGAATATATGGAGGTTAGAATTCGATATGACAATTAAATTGATGCTGTTGAAGTCTGGTGAAGACATCATTGCTGATGTTGCAGAGATGACAGCGGGAGAAGAAGATGCAAGAGTTGTAGGATATTTCCTTAAGAAACCATGCATTATTAAGATTAGAGATTCTCAGGTTTTGACGGAGAAGACTGAGGCAGAGCAAACTTCTGCTTTCAAGGTATCTTTGTTTCCTTGGATGCCTCTTACATCAGATGAAACCATTCCTATTCCCGCCGATTGGTTGGTTACAATGGTAGAACCAAAGGAAAAACTAAAAGAAATGTACATTGAGGATGTTGTAAACTATGGACAAAGTAATCAAAGCGATTCTACTGCAGAGCAATCAGATTCTGATCAGTCAGATTGATGAGGTTGGCGCAGAAATCGGAGATCCAAACTGTAAGTTGACAGATCCCATGCTTCTGAAGGATGATGGAACAATGGAACCCTGGTTAATTTCTGTGTCACGTCAAGACGTTTTTATGATTAGTTCTGATAAGATTATTACTCTTACAGAACCCATGCCCACCCTAGTTGAAAAATACGAAGAACTTACTAAGTAATGCGTTTCTACACTAATGTTCAGTTGATCGGCAATCAGTTTCTGGTTCGCGGTGTTGATAATGGTAAAAGATATGAGCATAGGGATGAATTTTTCCCAACTCTCTTTGTAAAATCTAAAAGAGACTCGAAGTACAGAACATTAAGTGGAGAGTGTGTAGAAGAAGTCAATCCTGGCACTGTACGAGATTGTCGTGAATTTTATAAAAAGTATGATGGTGTTGAAGGGTTTGACATTTATGGAAACGAAAGGTATATCTATCAATACATTTCAGAAAAGTATCCTGAGAATGAAATCAAGTTTGATATTAGTCAAATCAAACTGATTACTCTTGATATTGAGACTACAGCAGAGAAAGGATTTCCTGATGTAGAGTCTGCATCAGAGGAGATTCTTGCAATTACGATTCAGGATTACACTACCAAACAGATTATCACCTGGGGTGTAAAACCTTTTATCAACAAACAGAAGAACGTAACATATCGTTATTGCTCTACGGAACATGAACTGCTCAATGATTTTATCAATTATTGGATGCAGGATGTTCCCGATGTTATCACTGGATGGAACATTCAACTATTCGACATCCCTTATATCTGTAAGCGTTTGAATAGAGTTCTTGGTGAGAAACTTATGAAGAGATTCTCACCATGGGGACTGGTGAGTGAGGGAGAGACATATATTCAGGGACGCAAGCATATTACATTTGATGTTGGTGGTGTCACTCAACTAGATTATCTTGATTTGTACAAAAAGTTTACTTACAAAGCACAAGAATCTTATAGACTGGATTATATTGCTAGTGTAGAACTGGGACAGAAGAAACTTGATCACAGTGAGTATGATACTTTTAAAGATTTCTATACTCATGGATGGCAAAAGTTTATTGAATACAACATCGTTGACGTAGAACTTGTGGATCGTCTTGAAGACAAGATGAAACTCATTGAACTTGCATTAACGATGGCATATGATGCTAAGGTAAACTATGGTGATGTGTTCTATCAAGTTCGCATGTGGGATAACATCATTTATAACTATTTGAAGAAGAGGAATATTGTTATTCCTCCTAAAAATAATGAGCACAAAAATGAAAAGTATGCAGGTGCTTATGTTAAGGAACCGATTCCAGGAAAGTATGATTGGGTTGTTAGTTTTGATCTTAACTCTCTCTACCCTCATCTTATTATGCAGTACAACATCTCCCCAGAGACGCTCCTTGATGAGCGACATCCAACAGCAACCGTTGATAAAATACTTAATGAGGAGATAAACTTTGAGTTGCATAAGGACAACGCGGTGTGTGCAAACGGTGCCATGTATCGCAAGGATGTTCGCGGGTTCCTACCAGAACTCATGGACAAGATGTATAATGAGCGGGTAATTTTCAAGAAGCGAATGCTTCAGGCAAAGCAACAATATGAAAAGACTCCTACTAAGGCACTGGAGAAAGAGATCGCCCGTTGCAACAATATCCAGATGGCTAAGAAGATCTCACTCAACTCTGCTTATGGTGCTATCGGTAATCAGTATTTTAGGTACTATAAACTGGCCAATGCGGAAGCGATTACGCTTTCTGGGCAAGTCTCTATCCGTTGGATTGAGAATAAGATGAATGAGTATCTAAATACACTGTTGCAAACAGAAGACGCTGACTATGTTATCGCATCAGATACTGATTCGATATACCTTAATCTTGGACCTCTTGTTGATAAATTTTTTGGTGCTAAGTCTGGCGATAAGGCAAAGATTGTGGGATTACTTGATAAGATCTGCGAAGATAAGTTTGAACCGTACATCGAGAAGTGTTACCAGGAACTGGCAAACTATGTCTCGGCGTATGATCAAAAGATGCAAATGAAGCGTGAGAATATTGCTGATCGTGGTATCTGGACTGCGAAGAAGCGATATATTCTTAATGTCCACAATAGTGAAGGAGTTCAATATACTGAACCTAAACTCAAGATGATGGGTATTGAGGCAGTCAAATCATCCACTCCTGCTCCCTGTAGGAAGATGATTAAGAATGCCTTGAAGTTGATGATGAGTGGGACTGAAGAAGATGTTATTGAATTCATTGATAAGAGTAGAAAGGAATTCAAACAACTTCCTCCTGAAGATATTTCTTTCCCTCGCTCTGTTTCTGATGTCAAAAAATATCAATCTCACGCCGATATTTACATCAAGGGAACTCCTATTCATTGTCGTGGGGCGCTTCTTTTTAATCACTATATCAAGAAGAACAAACTTGATCACAAATACTCTTTAATTCAGAATGGAGAGAAGATCAAGTTCTGTTATTTGAAAAAACCAAATATCATTCATGAGAATGTCATTTCATTCATTCAAGACTTTCCAAAGGAGTTGGATCTTGACAAATATCTTGATTATGACTTACAATTTGAGAAATCATTTCTTGAACCTTTGAAAGCCATCCTTGATGCAATTGGATGGAATGTAGAAAAAACTGTAAACTTGGAACTATTTTTTTCCTAATGGATCTACCAATCGACGACAAAGAACTTGGAACCATCGTAAGCGCACTGCGTTTGGGTGGAGATGCTGCTTTGTATCAAAAACTAAAATTGATGAAAGATATTCGTGAGCAATACCCTGGTGGTGCTTACAAAAAAATTGCCCGTGAACAATTTGGATTTGTTATTTAATGGACTTTCTTAAAGAAATTGTAAAAGAGATCGGAGATGACTACACCAAACTCGCAAGAGACATCGACGAAACAGAACAATATGTTGACACAGGTTCGTACATTTTTAACGGACTTGTTTCAGGGAGTATATTTGGTGGTGTATCTGGGAATAAGATTACTGCCATTGCTGGCGAGTCTAGCACTGGAAAAACTTTCTTCAGTCTCGCTGTCGTCAAAAATTTCCTTGACGCTAATCCTGACGGGTATTGCCTATATTTTGATACTGAAGCGGCTGTTAACAAGTCTCTTATTGCAAGTCGGGGTATTGACTTAGATCGTCTAGTCGTAGTCAATGTAGTGACGATCGAAGAGTTCCGCACTAAGGCACTGAAGGCAGTAGATATCTACTTAAAAAAACCTGAAGACGAACGCAAACCCTGTATGTTTGTGTTAGACTCTCTTGGTATGCTGTCCACAGAGAAGGAGATCACTGACGCACTGAACGACAAACAAGTTCGTGACATGACTAAATCTCAATTAGTCAAAGGTGCATTCAGAATGTTGACTCTGAAACTGGGACAAGCAAACATTCCCATGATCGTTACCAACCACACCTACGATGTTATCGGTGCATACGTTCCTACAAAAGAAATGGGTGGAGGTAGTGGCCTCAAATATGCTGCGTCTACGATTATCTATTTGTCTAAGAAAAAAGAAAAAGATGGAACGGCAGTTGTCGGAAATCTTATCAAGGCAAAGACTGCTAAGTCGCGTCTGAGTAAAGAAAACAAAGATGTCACTGTTCGTCTTTATTATGATGAGCGTGGACTTGATCGTTATTACGGACTTCTTGAACTCGGTGAGATTGGCGGACTTTGGAAGAATGTCGCAGGACGATATGAGATTGACGGAAAGAAAGTCTATGCCAAGGCAATTCTCAAAGAACCTGAGACATATTTCACTCCTGAGGTGATGGAGAAACTGGATGAGATTGCCAAGGAGGAGTTTAGTTACGGTTCATGATTAAGATCCTTAAGACTGGAATCAACGTTGATAAAGTCGTAAAACAATTGAAGAAATATCCACAGGACTGGGATCATCAGAAGAATCTGAAGGACTCCCAGTCCTTAGTTGATAGAGGGTTTGCAGACTTGCCAGTCAGCGCACTTCAACTTATAATAGGTGGTGTCAAACACAAAGACGACTTTGTGGGAGACTCTGAGATCAACATCAAAACCCCTGCCTACGCTCATCATAGTGAGATCAGAAAGATCATACGCAAGCATTTTAAGAACGCAGATATTCATAGATGCGGTTTTCTTTCACTCCCTATAGATGAGATTGTAGGAGCACATATCGATGAAGGTACATATTACCTCACACGAAACAGATATCATCTTTCAATTCTTGGACGGTATCAGTATTTTTGTGGAAAGGAAAGTGTCATCGTAGAACCAGGAACTCTCCTTTGGTTCAATAATAAATTACCTCATGGCACCGTTAACATCGGTGATGAGACACGTATAACATTCGTATTTGACATTCCTCATGGACAAAGTTGAAATCCTAATCTTAAGAAATCTGCTATACAATGAGGAGTATCTTCGTAAGGTAGTTCCTTTTATCAAACCAGATTACTTTGAAGATCCTAATCAAAGAATTGTATTTGATGAGATTTCTTCGTTTGTCACTCAGTATAATGAGCAACCCACTAAAGAGATTCTCTCTATTGATATTCAGAAACGCTCTGATATCACTGACTCAAACTTTAGGGAAGTAATTCAACTGGTTGGTTCTCTGGAAGATGTGCCCACAGATCAGCAATGGTTGACTGATACCACAGAGAAGTGGTGTAGAGATCGTGCCATCTATCTGGCATTGATGGAATCTATTGCACTTGCTGATGGACAAGATGAAAAGAAAGATCGTGATGCTATTCCTAGTATCCTGTCAGACGCTTTGGCAGTTTCATTTGACACACATGTAGGACACGATTACTTACTTGATTACGAGGCGCGATATGAATCATACCATCGCAAGGAAGACAAGATCCCATTCGACTTGGAGTATTTCAATAAGATTACGAAAGGCGGCCTCCCGAACAAAACACTTAATATTGCTCTGGCTGGCACTGGTGTCGGTAAGAGTTTGTTTATGTGCCATGTCGCAGCTGGGGCGCTCTTGGGAGGAAAGAACGTATTATACATCACGGCTGAAATGGCTGAGGAAAAAATTGCAGAACGAATTGACGCTAACCTTCTCAACGTTAACATTCAGGAGATAACCGATCTTCCTAAGGTAATGTTTGAGGATAAGGTGACAAATCTTGCTAAAAAGACTCAAGGAACCCTAATTATTAAGGAGTATCCGACTGCAACTGCACATGCAGGACACTTTAAGTCACTTCTTAATGAACTTGCACTTAAGAAATCATTTCGTCCTGATATTATTTTCATTGATTACCTTAATATATGTGCTTCCTCTAGGTATCGCGGAAACAGCACTGTCAATTCATATTCATATATCAAGGCAATTGCTGAAGAACTTAGAGGACTCGCTGTCGAAGCGAACGTACCTATCGTATCTGCCACCCAGACTACCCGTTCTGGTTACGGTAGCTCTGACGTTGAGCTTACTGATACTAGTGAGTCCTTTGGCCTCCCTGCTACTGCTGATCTTATGTTTGCCCTTATTTCAACTGATGAGCTTGAAGAACTCGGGCAGATTATGGTGAAGCAGTTGAAGAATAGATATAACGATCCTACCATTCATAAGAGGTTTATTGTTGGTATTGATCGTGCCAAGATGCGTTTGTATGATTGTGAACAGTCAGCACAAGACGATGTTCTTGACAAAGGAAAAGAAGAAGAGTATAGTTATGAAGAAGCAAAACCAAAGAAATCATTTGAGGGATTCAAATTTTGAACGGTTACTACTCTGTTTTTGATCCAGACGGAAAAAAGATCGCTGACTGCGGTATCGAAAGAGATGCGGTTAACCTTATGCATTCCAGAAACAAATACTGGGATGGACATTACTTCACGTTTAACCCTTTGCCTGGTGACATCATTGATGTATCCAATGGTAAGCAACTTCCTACTCGTGACATCGTAGTTAATATGGACGGTGGTGTTGGTGGTAGTTGGGAAGAAGTAGAGTATATTGAAGTTGGTGGTGAAAAACTACCCACTCAACAGAAACTCCCTCAAAACATTCAAGAACCATTCATTCCAGATTTTCATGACTAACGTTGACACTAAAAAGTATGTTGAATTTGTCGATGCGGTTACGTCGCAACCGAGCAAAGAAAACGAAGCATTCATCTATCGTCTTCAGGAACTTGAGGGTGAAGGTTTTCGTACCGAGCGACTGCTTACTGCTGCTGTAGGTATGTCTGCAGAAGCGGGAGAGTTCACTGAAGTAATCAAAAAGATGATCTTTCAAGGCAAACCTGTTAACGAAGATAATTTGTTCCATTTGAAGCGTGAACTGGGTGATATTATGTGGTATGTTGCACAGGCGTGTATGGGACTTAATATTTCCTTGGATGAAGTTCTTGAGATGAATGTAGACAAACTCAAGTCTCGTTATCCTGGTGGTGAGTTTGATGTTCACTTTTCTGAAAACCGTAAGCAGGGTGATGTGTGATGATCTCATCGACAATGCAACACCTGCCAAAATTGCCAAGAGCTAAACTTAAAATTTCTTTTGAAGCAGCCAAACTCATGGCTGATATCAAAAACAATACGGAGAAATCTAATGAAAGATCTTAAAATTCCATTTGCCATTGTATCTTTCCTGTTGGTTCAGGGAGCGGGTGCTGTCTGGTGGGCATCTCAAGTTGATGGACGAGTCCGAACTCTAGAGTCGCAAAGTTTGAATATTGCTAGAGAAAATCGTAGATATATTGAGCAAGTAATTCAACCATCCTACGGTATTAGTTCTGGATGGAAAAATCAATACCACGATGAGTGGGTTTTAAAAGGAGGTTGGAAATGACTGATTATGTTGATGGGCATGGAGATGTCCATACAGTAAATGAAAAGGAAGCAAAACAATGGACTGTTTGGTATAGCATCAAAGACTGGTTCAAAAATTTGTTTGAAAGCGAAGCAGAAGCAGTCCTTGACACGTTTGACAATAATGAACCACCTGATGTAGGATTTCAACCATACACTGGCGATGACAATGATGGAGATGAAGGATGATTAGTATTGAAATGGATGTAAGGACAGCAGCAGCAGTTCGCTCAGCACTTTTTACAGACACTAAAGTATACACTTATGATGAAAAGTCTTGTCCACAACGGGTTAAAGATATTCGTTCCGTAATTCAAGACATTGATGTTAAAATTCAATCTGAACTAGAAGCAGAAGCACCCGATCATGGAGTAGGTAAATGAAAACACTTACATTAGAAGACTATCAAAAAGCGGGTGAAAAGTTTTGGCCTAAGTATTGGTATGTTGCCAAAGAACTTGGTGAAGATGCTAAAACTGAGGACATCTTGAAAGTCATGGAGACTCTTGGTGGTGTCGCACTGAAGACAGCATTGGAAGACAAATTGTCTGGCCCATTTGGATTCAATAAAAAGAAGGAGGAAGATGATTCAGACGGACAATAAACCAACTCTCAGTAAATCTTTTGGTGGCACTGTAGAGAAAGACATCCCCGATGATGTTGTTTGGTATGATGATGCTTTTTACATTAAAGAGACTCGTTTTGGTTTATTCACCAGTGTCTTGAAAGAACCATTGGGACAACACTTTATTACTGGTGCTACTAAAGACGGTGTAATCACCATGTCTCGTTGGCATCTCATGTGCTTGCAAGATGGAACTTTGCAAGATTATACCCGTGTGGTAAATAGTGGTGTCGTCGGAGGTAAACTCTGACGCCTTTTTTGGGGTTATAGCTCAACTGGTAGAGCGCCTGCTTTGCACGCAGGAGGTTTGGGGTTCGAGTCCCCATAACTCCATAAATAATCAGAAAAGGTAATGGCTGCTACAACTGGTGCAACTGCCTGGACAAAATATTTCAGGGGAAAAGATGTTAAGACTTCCATGAAGAAGTCTAGCGATGCGTTTGATGCTGCAACTGAAAGAAAATTAAACTTTAAAATTGACATCAACGAAGAAGTTCTTGTGTATGATGCGGATAATTATTCTGCAAAAATACTTGTAAAGAGACTTAAGGACGATAAAAACTATAAGGTAACGTTCAATAATATTCAAAAACCAGGAAGACAAACTGCTGTAAACTTGAAACCACAAAAGTTTGACATTGGAGAAACCAGATATAATATTGAAGATTTTGTTGATACTCTTCTAACAAGTATCGAAGAAAGAACAGATTTAAAACCAGAACTTAAGACATATCTTGAGGCACTTGTGCTGTATTATTCTGATTTTGAACCGTTAAGTTACGTTGAAAGCGCATATTTGAGTGATTTACCCTTTAATGATATCAAAAAAGACTTCGGAGAAGTTCTAGGCCCTATTGCTATTATTAAACAAGGACTGTTGGGAAGCAATGGAATCAACATTCCGAACAATAAAAGCACTAGAATTTACATGCCATCACGTCCAAATGAACCTCTGATGGACTATAGTATCATTGATGGGCAAAAAACATTCGTTATTTCAGCAAAGTCTGGAACAACAACTAACGTAGTGAAACCAAAAGATATTATTGATTTGCTAGCAAAAAATCCTGCTACACTTAGAAAATATCAGAATACTCAGCAATATAAAATCTTAAAACAACTTGCTGATAATGGAGTTGTTGATGGTGCTATCCTTGCAGCATCGGAATTACCAGGAGGCCCTTCACCTGAAGCAGCAAAAGACGTTCAAAAACAGTTAAAAAATAGTAGATATAAAGATGATAAGTATGATTTAGCACTAATGTCTTCGTTCATTAACAGTAATAATTACTTGAAGCAGCAGTCTAAACCTACTTTAAATGAGATCATGTATGAATGTGAGAAGATAGTTGTTGCTAAGTCGAAGAATGGACTTGACTTCACTCCTCTTTTTAAAGATGCTGTAGAGAATCAGGTTATCTATGTAAAGTTTGAAATGACGGGTAAAAAACCTAAGTTTGAAGTCATTATGAACGATGATTTTGGGGCAAGAAAGGTGACTTTAAGGACTAAAAATGGATATACTAGATATAGCGATAGAATGGGTATTCAAGTTTGATAAATATAGTATAGGAAAAGACTAATATCAATGAAAAGTTTCTTTCAGTTCCTGAGTGAAGCTTCGCAAGCAAGTATGCAAGCGAAGAAACTGAATTTAAAAAGTGATGGACACGGTGGTTGGTTAGACTCCCGTGGAAATTTTGTTGCGACTACCGAAGATGGTAAACTAAAATTTGTAGATAAGAAGAAACCAAAAGCGCAGGATGATAAACCAGCACAGCGAACAGCAGCAGCCCCAAAACCTGAGGCAAAACCTGAAAAATCTGCGCCAGAGGAGACTGGAACAAAAAAATCTAAGGAAAGTGAAGAGGGAGAAGCAACAGATGGAACTACAGAGACGCTCACAGTGGCGTTTGGTAGATTTAATCCTCCAACTGTAGGGCACGGAAAACTACTTGCTGCCACTAAAAAAGCAGCAGAAGGACAAGATTTTAAGATTTATCCCTCTAGAACACAGGATGCCAAGAAAAATCCTCTTGATCCTGACATGAAAGTTTCTTACATGAAAAAAATGTTCCCTGACTATGAAGAGAACATTATTAACGATGATGAGATGAAAACCATCTTCAATGTTCTCACTACAGCAGATGAACAAGGATATCGCAACGTCAATATTGTTGTAGGATCAGATCGTCAAGCAGAATTTGAGAACTTAGCAACCAAATATAATGGTGATTTGTACGATTTTGAGAATATTCGTGTCATCTCTGCAGGTGTAAGAGATGCAGATGCTGAGGGTGTAGAGGGAATGTCTGCATCTAAGATGAGAAAAGCGGTTCAAGATGATGATTTTGATGCTTTTCGTCGTGGAACTCCAAAAGAATTAGATGATGGTGATACCCAGGCATTGTTTGATGCAGTCCGTCAGGGTATGAAACTAAAGGCAAAGAAAAAAGCAGTAGCTGAGATGTGGGAGATCGCTCCTAGATATGATCAGAGAGGATTGCGTAATCAATACGTCAACGGATTGATTTATCGTCTTGGTGATATTGTAGAAAGTCTTCATACTGGATTGGTTGGTAAGATTATTCGCAGAGGTACTAACCACCTTATTTGTGTCACTAAAGAGGATTACATGTTCAAATCCTGGATTCGTGACGTTATGGAATATACTGAAGTTAAGATGGATCGCCGTATGAGAGTCCCTGGTAAACCCAATACTCTTGAGGGAACTGGTGGTTATACAAAGAATGCCATGGCAGCGACAGGAACCACTGGTATCAAGAATTTCATAAATAAGTACAAAGCTAAAAAGTCATAGAATTACCATGTCTAATGGAATCGGAAAAAATCCTTTGAACGACATCTCAAAGGTATATGTTGACTACGTTTCTGAGAAGAAGAAGGACGACTCATACCTTGAAACTGACATGAAGAAACGTCAGGCAAATAATGAGAAGGCCCGTAAGGACATGGAGAAGATGGGGACTAAAATGAAGAACCCCCACTTCGAGTCTGTTGAGAAGAGCGGTTGGGATGCTGTCAACGCTCTTGCAAATGCTTATAAAGAGATGCATGAAGGTATTCGTGACGAAGATCCTGAGAAAGGAACTAAAGAACGTAAGGCACGTCTTGAGAAAAAACGTGACATGAAACTGGATGATCATCCTCAGTATAAGAAAGAGGAAGTAGAACCAGAGAAATCCAAAAAGATTCGGAAAAAATTACCTCATATGGGTACAGGAAACCCACACTATGATGCCAAGAGTGCTGGATC